GATATGGTTTTTGAAACTATTGAAGAAGCTGAATTGTACATATTAAAAATCTTCACTAAACCAAAAATTAAAGTGGTGAAAAATATAAATGTAAAATAATGCCCGAAATAATTTACCACGACAAACAGAAACACGCGTTGGAACTTCTTTCTTATGAAAGTCCTATTGCGCAGGTCTTGTATGGTGGCGGTGTGTTTAGTGGAAAGTCTTTTCTTGGTTGCGATTGGCAGATAAAACGAAGACTAAAATACCCAGGGACGAAGGGATTAATTGGTCGTGCTGAATTAAAGAAGTTGCGCTTGTCAACAATGCAAACCTTCTTTGAACTTTGCACCTTACACGGATTGAAACCTAATGTACATTACACCTACAACGGACAAGACCACGTTATTAAGTGGTACAACGGAAGTCAAACGATATTAATGGACTTGGCAGATATGCCCTCAGACCCCGACTTTCAGAGATTTGGTTCGATTGAGATTACAGACTACTTCGTAGATGAGGTAGCCGAAGTTTCAAAGCGTTGTATTGACATCTTGCAAAGCCGTGTACGTTACAAATTGATTAACGACAGACCGAAGGGATTAATGACTTGTAACCCTTCAAAAGGTTGGTTGTATAATGACTTTTACTACGCTAATTTGAAAGGTGAATTAAGAAACGACCGCGCCTTTGTCCAAGCGTTACCAACGGATAACCCATACATCTCGCAAACTTATTTAGAGAACTTACAAAAACTTCCAGAGTACGACCGCAAACGTCTGCTCGAAGGCAATTGGGAGTTCGACGACGATTCAGATAAACTATTCAACACGGAGAATCTTCTTCGAATGTTCCGCAACGAAGTAATCAATGAAGGCAAGAAGTACATAACAGCCGATATTGCGCGTTTTGGGAAGGATAGAACGATTATAATTGTTTGGGAAGGTCTAACTATAATCGATATAATTGAACTCAATCGTGCAGCGTTGGACGAAGTCGTGAACAAGATACGCGTCGTAACAAATACACATAACATTTTGTTACAAGATGTGGTGTGCGACGAAGACGGAGTGGGCGGTGGAGTAGTTGATTTTCTTAAGTGTCGCGGCTTCGTCAATGGATCTAAACCAAAACACCCACAATACCAAAACTTAAAGAGCGAATGTTATTACAAACTCGCGCAATACGTTGAGGAAAACAAAGTCACTATCTTATCGAACACACGCAAAGAACAAATCGTGCGTGAGCTCGAAATGATTAAGCGACACCGCGCGGACGTAGACGGAAAATTGCAGGTCACACCAAAGGACGTAATCAAGAACCGCGAAGGTATTTCTCCCGACGTTGCCGACGCAATAATGATGCGAATGTACTTCGAACTAAATCCTTCTTATGGACAATATGTTGTCGGATAAAATAATTTAGCATACATTTACGAAATGAAAAATACACCACTATACGAATCGCTCAAAATGACTTACGAGCGCGAACGCGAAATTGTTAATTCACTCGCGAACTACTTTCAACAAGGAAAGATTTTAGGCGACATTCTCCTTGAACTTTCACAGCGAAAGGACTTAAACGCAAAAGAGAAAATCTATCTTGCGTTAATGATTGGTTCAATGATGAGTAAGCCGAATGAAGAAAAGTAATCTACTCACGCAAGTTATTGCTGAATTAGAAGCGCGAGAATTGAAGGGAATGGAGACGTACGGAACAACACTCGACCGCACCGATTTAACGCGCTCAGAATGGCTTCAACACGCATACGAGGAAGCCTTAGACCTTGCGCTTTATTTGAAGAAACTTAAAATTGAAGAAGATGAGAAAAAGTAGTATTGAATGGTTATTTGAAGAAATAAAACCTTGTATTTGCAGAGATGAAGTATGTGATTTACTTTATGAATTGCGTGATGAATTAACAGCAAAGCACAAAGAAGAAATGATTGCCTTCGCTGAATTTGTAGCAAAATATCCAAACAAAAATAAAAACGCAAATAACGAAATGTTACACGCAAAATCGAAGTACGACGGAGCAGAAAGGACGGTTGATTTATTAGACGAATTTTACATTCAAAACTTTAAGGAATATGCCAGAAAGCAAAACTAAAAAAGGAATATGTGTCTACTTACACAAAGACCTATGGAACGAGATAGACGAGAAACGAGGTGAGAATAGTCGCAACACATTTTTAAGTGAAGCAATTGAGTTCTCTTTGAAGTTCTACGTTCCTGAATCTAAAGTAAAACACTCAGAACAAAAGTAGAAAGAGCAGCGACAGACGTTGTAAAGATTAAAGCGTGGTTTCTGCGCTTTTTTTGTTTATCCAACTTTTTCTTTTCAGCATTCAGACTGTTTATTTCTTCGGTTAAGATGTCTTCCTTCTGTTCATAAGCATCAACGACTTCTTGTAAGTTGTCAATCTTTTCACCTTCGATGTTCAATTGTTCTTTGAGGTTGTTAATTACAAGCGAATCTGAAGCAATAACGCTATCGCAGGAGTTCACCAAACGTACGACATCCACGCGAGTAATAGTATCTCGAACAAGAACAATATCACGAGTTCTTTGATAGGTGGTTTTGGCTTTAGATTGAGCATCTTCATAAGTGCGGAGTTGTTTATAAAGTTCTATTTGTTCAGCAAGTAAGCGGTCGTACTCACCAGCGTTGTAATTGATGACGCTATCTTGCTTCTGAATTTCAACGTGTACGTCTTTCGCTTTATCGCGTCCCCACCAATGCCAACAAACAACCGTCCAAATAATAGACGTTCCCAAAACGAGCAAGACTGCAAATAATAAATTCTTTCTCATAAAATCTTTCCTTCGTGTATGCGGTAATTATGAACGCTGAACGCTCCGTTGTTTCCTTTCTCAACAATGGCGAAGCCGTGATTGTATTTCGAATAAGGGTTGTAGTCGGGACTTAATTCAGATAAGCAACCAACACCCCAACAGGTAATAAATTTTCCGTTAGCGTCCCTCTCGTTGTGTTCTGCTGTTTGGTGATGATGTCCGCATAACGCGCTGACCTTTGTCTTCATAAACAACCCACGCGCTACGTTGACAGAAGGAAGGAATTGTTTTCCAAATTCGTGTCCGTGAAATATAGACAACTTACCAATGTTCAATTTGCTCTTTCCGTCAATCCATTTCACGTCGTGTTTATCGCAATGGGTAAGTGTTGGAAAGTCGAACGCGTCGATGTCAAACAATTCGGGTGCTTTAATTCGCATATATCTCCAATATCTTTCCTCGTGGTTGCCTTCTTTATAATAAATGTTAGCCGTTGGAAATGTATTTCTCAATGAAGCAAGGAATTGACGGATTGAATAAAGCTCGTCTTTGAATTTACGTTTGCGTGGATCCTTGACAAAGTCGGAAATCATATGACAATCGAGAGCATCACCATTCAAGATGATTGCGTCACACCCTTGTTTCAATCCTTCTGCGATGGCGCACTCTAACGCTTCGTTGTCTTGGTAAGGCAAATGGACATCTGAAAGAATCAAAAACTTGTTGCCCTTCAATTCGACGTGACGACGTTTCTTCGAATAAGATTTAGGAAGTGCGTATGGATTCGAAGGTCTTTGTTTAGTGTCAATCAATTCTTTTTGTGTGTTAGAAACTCTGCTTCGCTTTCCAATCTTACCGCGAACAGTTCGAATGTAATTACGCGCGTGTTCCATTGAATCGAATGCTTCTGGATATTCAGTAAATAACTTTGAAGCCAATGAATGCGAAGGAGCATCGGGAAATTTACTGCAAATCTCCGCTGTTATTTTCCTCGCTTCTGTCTGTGGTCGTGCCATTTGATTTTTGTTTTGTGAACTTTTCGATTACCGTACCACCGAACAAACTACCTGCGAGAATTGCTAATGTATCGAACATTTCAATAGGGCAATTGTAGATAGTGAAGGTTGCAACGTAAGCAAAAGCAATTAAGTTAATTACTACGAAGATAGAAATAAAACGCTTACTTGAAACCTTAGTTGAACTTGTGAGTAATTCCTTCAACCACGACTTCAAATTTTCTTTCATAAAAACTTCAATACAAATTGAACGATTAACCCACCAACCACACCAGCAGCGGTTGCAATACCACCCAAACGAGCTACCTGCAAACGTTGATTCTGAATATATTTGTCGTGCTTCTGCACCTTGCTAACAAGACCTTCAATCTTCATTTCGTCGTCACCAATCAACACGTTGTATATACGGTCAATCTTCTTGTCCATATCCTGGAGCTGTTCGTGTATCAATGTTATTTCGTGTTCGGTGTTCATTTCTTAAAATACAATTCAATTTCAGCCTCACGACGACGAACCAAACCTTTCAGAATTACTCCGCCACCTTTATTCCAAAGACGAAAAGAATCTGCTATTGTTGGGTCGTTAGGATTAGCGTTTACCTTTCTCAATACAGACGACTTCTTGAAGCCTCCTGTTCCGATGTTGTACGCAAGTGAAACACACGCGCTAAATTGATTCTCGTTAAGCGTTTGAGTTATCAATGCACGAACAGAAACCGCGAACTTATCTATAACGTTTTTCGCTAATTGTTCTGCACGCGCCTGAGTTATTACGTCGCCTTCTTTGACCTTCGTTCCGTCTTCGTAGAAGGTGTTTCCGTAACCTATCGTCCATACAGCAGAAGGGCAGAGGTAACTTTTCAAACGACATCCTTCAAACTTTTTGAGTAGCGCGTAACCTTCAGCGTTAACTTTCATTTTGGAGTTTCTTTATTTGTTTTTCTTTCTTTGCAAGATACTTACGAAACTTCTCTTCGTAAATCTTGTGCATCGTTAAATTCTTCTTGCGTCCCCTTGTTGCCATTCGTTTTTATTTTAGTTATCTCAACCAACCTAAACCTCTGCGTCTGTATTCATATGGTAATCTATCGCGTCCGTCGCTAATCTCAAAAGCGTTCGACGGATAAACATTTGTTTGTGACCAAATCTGTTGCGTTGTGTTCGTCGTATACTCTGGAAAGTCTGATTGATTAAAACACAAATAATCGACCATTCTTTGCGTGTAAAACATAGCTTGTGAACGCGCCTGATCGCGGTAGTTTTGTAAGTCGGTTTGTGATATTGGTGTTGTGTCTTCGCTTGTGCGAATTACAAGACTTCCGTTGTCGGTTTTAACGTACAAATGAGGCAAGACTTCATACATGGTCCACCACATTATCATTCGACGCAAGTAATTGTCAAGAAGGGTTGCGTATGCGCCTGTAATGTCTTCGTTGACAACGTCTTCTTTGATGCGATTGTAAAGGTCAGTTCCCAAATACAACTGCGCGTACTTGTCTTGTGACAAATAAATTGCAGGGTACATCAAAAGCGGATCAACAGAACCGTTAATCCAAGTATATTTCTTTATGTAATTTTCGTCTATTAAAAGAACTTCGGGTTGTAGTGCCATTGTAGTTTTTATTTATATTTTAATGATGCTCTATTCGGCATATCGTTAGGACGTACCGCTTCTTCGCCTTTTGGGAATAGTTCGTTTGCTACTTTTCCTGTTACAACAGTATCGTTCTTCAATCCGTCGTTAGGTAAGAATTTACCGTCTTTTCTTTTGCGGAAAAATACCTTTCTGAACCACGCGTGACGGCAATATACACCGCCTTTATACGTCCATATTGAATAAGTGTTGCTTCCAGAAGGTGCAAATTGTCCGTTAACATCGGGGTTTTTACCCATTTCAATAATGTCTTCGTACTTAAATAACGCTCCGAGTTTAGAAAGTGCAACCATTTCTTGACAAAAATCGCGTGTTACCATTTCGCCTTCCTTCCAAGTGTAGTTTCTTGAATAATAATAGCGAACTTTATACAATCCTGTGTCCTTTTCTTCGCTCTTTTCGTTGGGTTTTGCGTAACCGCGAACACTCATAAACTCAGAACGAAACTTTTCTTCGTCGTCTGGTGCTGTTACTTCTTCGTCCGATAGCAATTGCCATTCTTCTTCGTCGATATACTCAGCCTTTTCGCGTAAATGTGCAAGCCACGCTTCACCTTCTTCTTTACTTATCTTAACAACCGCAT